CCACGCCCGCCAGCAGATCCGCGAAGCGGTCGCCGCGTTGCTGACCGGCCTTGCCACGTCCGGCCCGCGCGTCTACCAGGAACGCACCCGCCCGCTGGATGCGGCCGACCTGCCCGGCCTGGTCATCACCACCGATGAAGAGCGCATCAACGACGAGACGGTCGCCTTCCCGCCGACGCAGATGCGCGAGCTCACCGTCACCGTCACCGCGGTGGCGCGCGCCACCTCGGCGCTGGACGATACCCTCGACACCATGGTCGCCGAGGTCGAGGCCGCGCTCTACGCCAGCGTGGCGGCCAATACGCTCAGCAGCAAGGTCAAGGCCATGGCGCTCGAGTCGATCGCCGTCGGGCTGGACGACAGCCTCGACAAGCCGGCTGGCCGCGCGGTCATGACCTGGCGCACCGTTTTCCACACCACCGCGGGCGTGCCCGCAACCTTCGTTTAGGGAGTCCGCCATGAAGTCTTTCCGCTATTTCGACGCACTGATCGCCCTGGCCGTGTGCCTGGCGATCGGTCTGGCCGTCATCCTGGGGCTTCCGGCGCTCGGCTTCGGCGAGCCGGCCGCGCCGTCGCGTGCGCTCGGATGGGCGGCGCTGGCGTTCCTGCCGCTCGGCATCACCACCAATGTCTGGTCCGGCGTGGCCATCGCCCTGCAGTCCGCGCTGGGCACGGCGCTCACGGTGAGCGGCATCACAAAAGCCAACCCGGGCGTGGTCAGCTACACCGGCACCGATCCGAGCAATGGCGACTACCACCTGCTCAACTCGGTGGGCATGTACCAGGTCGACGACCGCATCGTGCGCGTGGCGAACGTGAACGGCGCCGGCAACACCTACGAGATGGAATCGGTCGATTCGTCGGCGTTCGACACCTTCACCTCCGGCACGTCCACGCCCATCACCTTCGGCACCTCGCTGGCAGTGGTGGCCGGCGTCAACGTCAGCGGCGGCGACTTCGCGCAGATCGACGAGACGACCATCCACGACAACATCAACAAGTCGCGGCCCGGCAATGCCAGCCCGCTGATCCTCAACTTCGACTGCCTGTGGGACCCCTCCGACGCCGGCCTGGCCGCTCTCAAGGCCGCCTCCGACGTCAAGGCCAAGCGCGCGCTGCGCCTCACCTTCAGCAACAACTACAGGATCCTGCTCTACGGCTATGTCGGCTGCACGCTGTTCCCCACCGGCCAGGCGCAGGCCTCGGTGCGCACGCCGGTGACGTTCACCAGCTTCGGCAAGGTTCAGGCGTACACGTCCTGATGGGCACGATCACCCGCGACCAGGTCGTTGCGCCGGCCCTCCCATCGGTGGAGGTCGATGTGCCGGAGGCCGGCGGTACGGTGCGCGTCACCGGCCTGCTGCTGGATGCGCGCATGGCCATGCTGAACGAAGCGCGCGAGGCCGGCAACGACTTGGACTACGTTCCCATGGTGCTGGCGCGCACGGTGGTGCTCGACGATGGCGCGCCGCTCTACGACGTGGCGGGCTGGCGGGTATTTCAGGCCGCGCACGGAGCGCGCATCGCCGAGCTGTTCCAGGTAGCCATGCGCATGAACGGCATGGATCGCCAGGAGTCGCAAAAAAACTAGAGCGGCCCGATGTCCGCGTCGCGCTGATGATCGCGCGTTCATTGGGCCGCACGCTTGAGGAACTGGGCCGGACCATGAGCGCGCAGGAGTTTGGGTTGTGGGTCGAGGCGTATCGCGCGACGCCGTGGGCTGAGATCCAGCTGGCCGACGACAAGGCGCCCGCTGCGCCCACCGACGGCGCCGCCGCGCTTGCGTACATCAAGGCTGCGGGGTACTGATGGCGCAGAATCCGCCGCCGCTCCAGGTCATCATCGCCGCCCAGGACAACACCCGGGCAGCAATCGATAGCGCCAAGGCCAATTTTCAGAGCTTGCAAGGCTCGGCCAACAACCTGAAAGGCGTGCTGGCCGGGCTGGGTGGCGCGCTCGCCGGCCTGGCCGTGGTGCGGCAGTTCGAGGCCTTCGTCTCCGCCGCCGCGGCCATGGACGACCTGGCCGAGAAGACCGGCGCCAGCGTCGAAAACCTCTCCGCGCTGGCCGGCGTGGCCAAGATCTCCGGCGTCTCCATGGACGTCGTCGAGAACAGCCTGATCCGCCTGGCCAAGGGCCTGGCGGGGGCGGATGAGGAGAGCAAGGGAGCCGGCACCGCGCTGGCGGCACTCGGCCTCAAGGCCGAGGAGCTCAAGAAGCTCGACACCGCCGACGCGCTCAAGATCGTCGCCGACCGGCTGGCCGATTACAGGGACGGCGCGGGCAAGACGGCACTCGCCATCGACCTCCTGGGCAAGAGCGGCGCGCAGGCGCTGCCCTACCTCAAGGACCTGGCCGAGACGCAGAACCTGCAGGCGAAGCTCACGGCCGAGCAGGCCGCGCAAGCGGAGAACCTCGAGAAGAACCTCAAGCGGCTGTCGGCCTCGACGTCGGGCGCGTGGAAGGAGTTCTCGGCGGCAGTGCTGCCGACGGTCGACGAATTTGTCAAGCTGCTGCTGGGCGCTCAGATGCAGACCGGCGGCCTGCGCGACGAGATCAAGAAGCTCTCCGCCGACGGCACCATTCGCGACTGGGCGGAGACCGGCGCGCTGGGTGTGGCGTATCTGATCGACGCGTTCAAGAACGTGATCGGGTTGGTGCAGGTGGCGGGCGCCGCCACGGCCAACGCGTTCGTCGACGCGCAGATCGGCGCCGCCAAGATCCGCCAGCTTCTCGACCGGGGGCGCACGCCGTTTGTCTTCGAGAAGGAGCTGGAAGGCCTGCGCGCGCTCAAGCGCGAGTCGCAGGCGGGCGTGGATGAGGCGATCGGCAAGTTCCTCAACACGGAGCAGTTCACGACCAAGGTGCGCCAGCAGTTCGCGGCGCTGCGCCAGGCGGCGGTGCAAGCCGGGCCGGAGAAGGAGGCGCTGGACTACACCAGCCGTGTCGAGAAGGCCGGCGCCGCGGCCAAGGACGAACTGCGCAGCATCGAAACCTACGTCCAGGGCATCCGGGAGCAGCTCGTCGGCGCCACCGAGGGCGAGTTCGAGAAGATGCGCCAAAAGGCGGTCGACACGTTCTCGTCGGTGGATTTCAGCGGGCTTTCCAAGGCCGACCGTGACCGCTTGTCCGGCCTCTTTGCTCAAGTCACCGAAGACATCGACGCTCTGGAGGAGCGCGCCCGCAACATGCAGTGGGCGAAAGCGCTGGCCGAGGGGTTCAACCAGGCCGCCACCGCTGCCGACAAGGCCGACGAGGCGCTGGCGCGCTTCAACGAGGACATGAGCCGCCAGGCGCAGGACCTGCAGTTCGAGATCGACATGGTGGGCAAGCTCTCCAGCGAGCGCGCCAAGCTGGCCGCGATCCGCAAGATCGACCTTGACGCGCAGCGCGCGGCGGCGGCGGTGCCGGCCGACGCGGCCAACCGCGACGAGCGTCTGGCCGACATCGAGCAGACGGCCCGCAATGCCCGCGAGCGCGTGGGCGAGCTCTACGACACCCTGCGCGAGCGCGGCCGCGACTTCCGCACCGGCCTCACCTCGGCAGTGGCGGAATACGTGGACCGCATCACCAACGACGCCGACAACATCCGCAACGCGTTCAACCGCACCTTCCAGAGCATGGAGGACGCGCTGGTCAAGTTCGTCACCACCGGCAAGCTGGACATCAAGAGCTTCGTCGACACAGTGGCGGCCGAGTTTGCGCGCATCCAGATCCGAAACAATTTCACCGGTCCTCTGGCGCAGGCACTGAGCGGATCCGGTGGCGGCGGTCTGCTTGGGGGCCTGCTGGGCTGGATCACCAACAAGGGCGGCACGGCCGGACAGGGCTGGACCGGCAGCGGCGACATGGACCTGCCCAGCTTCGCCGTCGGCACCGACTACGTGCCGCGCGACATGATCGCGCGCATTCACCAGGGCGAGCGCATCGTGCCGGCCTCGGAGAACCGCGCCGGCGCGTCGGGCGTGACGATCGTGCAGCACATCAGCATCGACAGCCGCAGCGACCAGGCGAGCATCCGCCAGGCGATGGCGGCGGCCAAGGAGCAGGCCAAGGCCGAGATCCTTGACAGCATGAACCGCGGCGGGGCCTTCGCGCGATGAGCGACATCACTTTTCCGACGCTCTCGCGCATCCCGCGCGACCTCACCTTCGGCATCGTCTGGAACACGCAGGTCTCGACCTCGCCGCTTTCCGGCGCGGTGCAAACCCTCGAGCTGCCCGGCGCGCGCTGGCAGATCTCGTTCCGCCTCTCCGACCGCGAAGAGGCCGACAGCGTGCTGATCCAGGCGCACCTGCTCAAGCTGCGCGGACGCGTCAACCGCTCGCTCATCTACAACTTCGCGCGCCCGGTGCCGCGCGGCACGATCGCCGGCACGCCGCTGGTGAACGGCGCCGGCCAGACCGGCAACACGCTGGCGATCGACGGCTGCACGGCCGGCACCACGCTGCTGGCCGGCGACTTCTACTCGGTGAACGGTGAGTTCAAGATGCTCACCGCCGACGCCACGGCCAACGGCTCGGGGCAGATGACGCTGACCTTCGAGCCGCCGCTGCGGGAATCGCCGGCGGACAACGCCGCGCTCACCGTCGACCACCCGACGGTCGCCTGCATGCTGCAGGAAGACGTGACGAAGTGGATCACGAAGC